CCTCACCGCCCTCATCGTGCTGATCACCCACATCGTCGCCCAGAGGTCCCAGCAGCACATGAACGAGACGTCCCAAGCTAACCTCTACAACCTTCACTCGCTTGGCATCCAGGCCATCATTGGGGCTAACGAGATGAAGATCGTGGACGAATCCCTCCAGGACGGTAAGGCCCGAACCCAACCAACCCAGACCCAGACCGTTCAGGGAGGCACTAAGATATGAGCATATCCCTAACCGAAGCCAGTAAACTCGCCACCGACATCCTTTTGAAGGGGATCATCGAGACGGTGGTCAAGGACAGCCCCATCTTGGAACGGCTGCCCTTCATTCAAATCACAGGCAACAGCCTGAAATACAACCGGGAGAAGACCCTTCCCACCGTCGGATGGTACGCCCCGGTCACCGGTACCTGGACACAGTCCGAGCCGGCTTTCGAGCAGTGCTCGGCCAGCCTGTGCGTCCTCGGCGGAGACGCCGATGTCGACAACTTCCTTAAGTCCACCCGCTCCAATATCCAGGACCTCGAGGCTGCCGTCATCGAGCAGAAGGCCAAAGCCATGAGGCACGAGTTTGAGAACTGTTTCCTGAACGGCGACACCGGCTCCGATGCCAACCAGTTCAACGGGCTCTATAAGACCCTCAAGGGCACAGCCTGGGCTGCCAGTACCGCCTATGCCCTGGGCGACTTCGTCGTGCCTACCGCCGGCCTCGAGAATGGATTCCGCTACGAGTGCACTACCGCCGGCACGTCAGGTGGCTCAGCCCCCACCTGGCCCACCACCGAAGGCGCTACCGTCAACGATAACACCGTTGTCTGGACTTGCCGACTCGGCAGCCATCTCGGCTCGGGAGCCAACGGCGGCACGCTCTCCCTCACCAGCATCGACAAGCTAATCGACCTCGTCCGGGGCGGCAAGCCCGACTTGCTCCTGATGAGCCGGCGCTCCCGACGGAAGATCCAGAACCTGGCCAGAGCAGCCGGCACCAACCTCTTAATCGGTGAGGGCAAGCTCGGCGAGGTCGTCGAGTATTATAACGGCATACCCGTTGCCATCTCCGACTGGGTCAAGGACAACTACGTCGTCGGCACGTCCTCGGATTGTTCAGCTATCTTCGCCCTCCAGATGGGAGAGGGCGCCGTCTGCGGCCTGTCTAGCCCCGAGATGATTCAGGTCGAACGCCTCGGGTCCCTGGAGACCAAGGACGCCTCACGTACCCGCATAAAGTGGTACGTCAGCATGGCCGACTTCTCCATTGTCAAAGCCGCCATGCTCACAGGAGTGAGAGACTAATGACTGAGCCAGGCTGGATTGTCATTGCGAGGCACGAAGTGCCGCGGCAATCCCCTGGCACTGACTCTTCTACCTCCTTCCGGGGGAGGGAGCGGCACCTCCCTCCCTCCCCCTCGTCATTGCGAGGAGCGCAGCGACGTGGCAATCTCGTGAGGACTGAGAAATGAACCTAACCGAAATGAGAGCCAGGGTCCGTGAGGACCTGCAGGACACCGACAGTCAGAACTACCGCTGGACCAACGACGAGGTCGACGGCGCCATCGACAGGGTAGTCATGGAGTACTCCGTCCATGCCCCCATCGAGCAGCAGAGCGATATCGCCACCACCGACGGAGACACGGAGCTCGACATTTCCACCCTAACAGGACTCGTGAAAATCGAGTCCGTCGAATTCCCCCTCGGAGAATCCCCCAAGCATCTGCAGCACATCGAGTACTGGGCCGGCCACCTCTACATGCAGGACGAAGGAGATGGCACCGACGCCAGGGTGAGATGGATGAAGAAGCACGCCCTCACCGCCGAGTCCACCACCATCCCCGCTCACCATGAGGAGATTATTGTCCTCGGCGCAACAGGCTACCTGGCCATGTCCGCCTCGGCCAACACAGTGGACAGAGCCTTCATCGCCGGCAGGTATGGCACGCAGAGCTACAAGGCCTGGGGCATAGAGCGCCTGAAGCGCTACGACTTCAAGCTCCAGGAGATCTCCCACATGAACCGCATCGTGCGCCGAAACCTCTACAGCGAAGATGATTGAAGTCGGCATCCTCAAGAACTTCGACAGCGGGACCTATAAGGCCGGCGTTCAGCTCGTAGGGTCCCTTACGACGTACTTCGACAATATCAGCGTGGCCAAAAACATCCCAGCAGCGGCCATGGCCATCGGCAATCGGGTGATTCTGTCCGTCCCCGGAGGCAACCCCAAGGACGCCTGCGTCATCGCCACCTGGCCCGGCGGCAGCCCGCCAGGACCGGGCGATATGCTCAAATCCATCTATGACACCGACGACGATGGAGCTGTCGACGCGGCTGAGATCGCCGCCAACTCCCTCAAGCTGGAAGGGTCCACCAAGGCTGAGGTCAGGGACCATGTCCCACTGGCCCACAAAACATCACATCAGGATGGCGGATCCGACGAGCTCAGCGTCCAGGGCTTATCAGGAGAGCTCGCCGACCCCCAGAAGTCCAACTTTCTTAAGCTCTCCGACACACCCGATTCCTATTCAGGCCAGGGGGGCAAGGTGGTCAGCGTCAAGACCGACGTCTCAGGCCTGGAGTTCACCACGCCCAGCGCCGCCTCAGGATTCACCTACACCGCAGTCAACCCACCCGCCGAGACCTCGCCCGCCTCACCCAGTACCTGGGAGGACTGGGACCTGAGCGGTTCAATCCCATCGGGCGCCAAATATGCTGTCATCTTCATCAGGTCCAACTCCACCAGCGCTTACTACGGCATGGTCAGGAAGAAGGGAGACACCTCCATCACCAGCACGGTCTACCTCCGCTACTACGCCATAGTGACCATCACCGTCGAGCTGGACGCCAACAGGGTGTGCCAGAGATACGCCACCAACACAGGAATCAAGTTCGGCGTCCTTGGATACATAACTTAGGGAGCTAGCTATGAAGAAACTCAAAGGAGCACTAAACAAGATGAGCAAAGTCAAAGAAGCTATCTCCCCCCTGTCATTGCGAGCGCAGCGAAGCAAACTCAATCAAAAGGAGAAATCAATGACCAAAGTCAAAGAGGCAATAGAAAAGGAGAAAACCAAAGAGGGGCTCCCCAAACAGGCCTTCGCCATCGTTGAGGACCCCGACAAGCCCGAGACCTGGAAACTCCCACACCACACGAAAGCCATACTCAGAGCCAGGTCCAGACTCGATGTCGAGAAAACCGTCGACTGGGACCGCATGCCCGCAGCAGTAGCAGCTCTCAGCCCTGGTGGATACCGGGGGGAGAGAGTCCAGGCCTCAGCCGAGGACATCATCAGGGCGGCAAGGCACCTGGCGGCCCACTACGAGGCAGCCAACAAGCCCGTCCCCGATACCCTGGGAGTCCTAATCTAGTCCCCTCTTAAGGTAAGAGGGGGTCAGGGGAGTTATGAACTCAAGAAACCCAATCAACCGATGAGAACCCTATCAGCCACCCTACTAGCAGCTCAGAAGAAGCCGGTCCGCTTCCCATACGTCGAGGCCAAGGTCTACGACTACGAGCAGGGCATCAAACGATTTTACTTCACCAGACTGTACCAGGGCTCTGAGCCCGACAACCATCACGACATCTCCTTCGATGGCCAGGGCTCCATGCACCGCATTCGTAGTGGAGGGTCTGGCACCCTCCTCTACCAGAAGATCACCGCCCCGGACGAGAATTCCGACTACTCTCAGTGGACGCAGATTGCCACGGACTGCGACGGTCCCTGCGCGATAGCCGCCTGCGGAGCCAAGGTCTACATCTTCTACAAGGCCACCGCCAATGTCCTCTGGAAATATTACAGCCACGACTATGGCCAGACCTGGAACAACACCCAGCTCGCAGATTACGCCGGCGTCCTCTCCTTGGCCGCCGCCTGGTGGGGCACCTCCGACACCGTCGTCTGCTTCGCCCTCAAGTCCAACCAGCTCAACGCCATAACCCTCAACTCTATAACTCAACAAACTCAACAACACCCCTGGTCCGATGGTAACCACCCCTTGCTCGATACCCACGGCATCGGAGCCACCTATAACGCCTCTCTTGACCAATGCGAGGTAGTCTTTGCCGGCAAGGAGTCTGATTCTCCCTATAACCACTACGACCTCTTTCGAACAAAGCTTTCTAACACTTACCACTTCCTGGCCCTGGAGAGCCTCCTCATGGCCCCGGACGGCGAGGACGTGACCTATGAGCACCCGGACTGCCACCTGCCCGCCTCACCCCAGGATTACGAGACCAACCGTATCACGGCCGTGGAGAAGTTCACTGGCACCACCGCCTATACCCGCCCCCTTACCTGCCATATGGTGAAAGGCACATACTGGTCCGACACAACATTCACCGAGCCCAGGCCGTTCCTGGACATCACACCAGCCTACGGCCTCAGGACGGCCAGCACGGCCGACTACTGGTGGATGGAGAAGCCCGACGGAGTCTGGAGAGCTTCCCGGGCAGCCGGCGATCCACTGGTCCTCACCACCGATTCCCCGACCGGCCGGATCCTCTCCCTCACTCAGCGTATCTCCTCTCCCTCGACGGGAGAGGATTCAGGTGAGGGTGCCCTCACCATCACCCTCGATAACTCCAACGGCCAGTACGCCCCATCCCAGCTACTCAACAAACTCAACAAACGCTACGAACTCGTCCTGAATCTCGGCTACAAGACCACCGCTGGCGCCGAGACCTCCGAAGCCGGCACCTACTGGGTTGATTCCTGGGAGTATTCCAGCAATCCCAATGAGTCTCTACTTCATCTCTATTGCATCGACGGATGCGGTCTTATGGAGCGGTGGTCAGCCCGCTACCAGATGAGGTGGAACAAGGACGATGTCAACCCCAGGTCCGTCTGGCAAATCTTGTATCAAATCCTGGCTAGAGTCGGCATCAAGCTCACCAACACCCCGCCCAAGCCCCAGTCCTCCGCCATCAACAACTTCTACCCCGATTTCACCGTCAACCCTAGCACTCAGGGAACTCAAGCAATCAGCAGACTCTTATCCTTCGTCCCCGACCAGCTCGTATTCCGTGGCCAGGAAGCCTTCACCAAGAACCCACTGGCCGGCGAGGCGAGCTGCTATTCCTACGGAACCGACCACAAGATCTTGAGTGGACGGTACGCCGAAGCCACAACCTCCAGCAGGGCCAGAGCCATCGGGCAGGAAGAAGACGGAGATAGGATAGTAGAGGATGCCCTGGACTGGAATCTGCTGCAGCTCGCCATAGACATCCCGGAGCAGCACTACGATTCTAACCTCACTACTGCGACCGCCGCCCAGGATCGTGCCGACGCGATACTTAGAACTCAACAAACTCAACGAACTCAAGCAACTATTCTGGTCCCCGCTAACGCCGGCCAAGAGCCCCTCGACGTCGTCGAGGTCGCCGACGCCCGTTGCGGAGTCTCCCAGGAAAAGTACCGGATTCAGGCCATCCATACTGATTACGACCGCCCCCGCCGTAGGTACGACCAGCGCCTAATCATGGGGGCGCCATGATTTCTTGTCCGTCCGGCTCTCGTCCGAATCACCACAGCCTCTTAAAATGAAAGAGAGAATAGATAAACTAGAGACGTTAAAAGGAAACACGGGGAATCAAACACACAATACAAATGAACAGGATATACTTAAGATGAAAGACCTAACAACGAGACAACTCCAGGTACTCAGATACATAGCACAAGGTGACACAAATAAGCAGATCGCACTTAAGCTTTGCCTCAGTCACCAGACAGTCAGGCTCCACGTCTATAACCTAATGAAGAAACTCAACGCCAGAAACCGTGCACACGCCGTAGCCATCTACGACCGCACACCACGAACCCGCATAGCCAACCACCTATTACGACACCTCACAACACAAGACCCACAACACACAGCAATCAACTGCAACTAGCGCGTGGCCCGAACTGCTTAAATGCAACCCACCTTACCCCTCGCAATCCGTATTGAAA